ATTTCTATTTGCTTCGTGAACGTATGGGTGTAATTCTTTATATATCCAAGTATCATTTAACCAAACTAGATCAGAGTTTCTTTTTCTTTTTAAATCTTTTACTTCGTCTTTAGATAATTTTCTATCTCCATACCCACCTGTTCTAGCCATTGTTTCTTCTTGCTGATTAGCATAAGCTATTACATCATCACAAAACTTTGGTGTAAGTGCAGCAGGAAAATGCCAATAGTAATTAGATATATTCATAAGTAATTAAAATTTATTACAACCCTTCTTTTTTCATCTGTACAAGTCGAGCCTGTGTGTTTTAATGTTGAATTAAATTCAACATATTTATTTTCTTCACTAAATACTTTTTTACCAGTTTCAAACTTTGTATATCCATTACAAGTATTTAAATAAAAAATTCCTGTAGTTCCTTTATCCTGATCAGCGTGCATTCCGTGTTCAGTAATATTATTATCTTGAGTTAATAAATTTGCTTTTATTCTGTTTAATTTTTTATATTTTATTTTATGTAAAATAGGTTCTAATATATTAAAATGTTCATCTATACAGTTTTTTTTACTATTATTTAAAAAAAGAAAAGTAAACTGAAAATATTTTTTGTCATCCCACGATATTACTCCATCGTTAAAATACCAAGGCATATATTGTCCCATTATTTTATCTTTTAATTTTTCAAAATCTTTTTTATCTAAAAAATTTTTATATATATTCATACGTTATAGTTTGTATGAAATTTAAACTATCCTTTTGATTATTGGTTATGTAATACATATTAGTTGATGGAAACATTACAAATTTATTATCAGTCAATGGTATATCCCAGCTTCTTCCTTTACGTCTGTTATCTTCATAATGTATTCTAACATTACAATCTTTGACTTTAACACCGTATAATAATGTAAAGTCTGGTGAATTACGTAAATCCACTGGATCAATATTTAATAATGGAATTGTTGTTTCCGTAGGTTTATAGATATTGCCCCACGTATCTTTGTTAATTAGATTGATATCATATTCAAGACCAATATGATCTTGCATATAAGTATTTAATATATCCCAAGTTCGTGAGTATGGAAATTCTTTGTTCTGAATTTGTGATTGTAAAATATCGTTTGATAATTTATTTCGGTCAATGTCCCAATCTTTAGGCATCGCCACATCACCAAAATATAGAGCTTGCTCTGTTAATATTTTCTTATGCATACCACCACCTTTTTAATCTATGCTAATAAGTCTGTCAAATCCCAAGTTGTGTTATCTTCATTCCACTTATAATACCAATCATTAGAGCCAGAATCGTTTTGTGCTTCTTGTTCTGCAGTTAATCCAGGAGCATCACCAATTGGTGATTTCCAACTTGCAGTTGCAGTATCTTTTACCCAAGATGTATATGGTTTTTTAGGCCAAAAGATTTGATCATCTTCGTCCCAAGTATAACCTATACCTGCGTAGTTACCTCTAAAAGGTGTTCCACCATTTTTATGTTGGTTACCAGATGTGTTGTAAGATGTTTGAATCCACATTTGTGCAGGCCAATTATTGTGTGTCTCTAAATATTGTTGACCTACTGATTCATCTTCAACGCCATCAGCGTTTAACATATCTTTGTTATCAAGTGTTAATACTTGAATAACTTTTCCGTTTGCTCCTAGTTTTGCGAAATGTGCCATAATTATCTCCTATTATATATTATAAATTTTATTCATTCAACTACTGGAATTTGTATCTAATTATTACTATACCTGATCCTCCAGCTCCACCAGCACCAACTGGACTAGGACTTGGAGAATTTGGAGAAGATCTTGTAGCTCCTCCACCACCGCCACCTGTATTAGCAGTTCCAGCAGTTCCAGCAGCCGCAGCAGTAGGTCTAGGATAAGAAGGACTTCCACCTCCTTGACCACCACCTCCAGCTCCACCAGCTCTATTTACTGGACTTTGTGACCCTGGAATATTTCTTGTACCACCTCCGCCACCACCAGCAAAAAATGTAGCAGATCCATTTATTTCTGTTGGAGCACCATCACCACCTTCAGCTGCAAGATCAGTACCTCCAGCTTCGATAGCTCCACCCCCGCCACCACCACCATCATCAGTGGTTGTTCCAGAAGGAGTTGATGCGTTTTCACCATTGTTACCTTGAGCAGGACTTACAGGAGGTGTATTTCCTGTTCCCCCTGTTCCACTATTGTGAGCCCCTCCACCACCAGAGCCTCCTGAACTAGCATTCGATGGATTTGCGCCACCTTTACCACCACCAGCTGAAGTAATTGTTGAAAAACCTGAATTACTACCATTATTACCTGGATTTGAAGTAGTACTACAGCTACCACCAGCTCCACCAGCTCCTATCGTTACGGAATATCCTTGAACTCCAACTGGTAATGAACTACTTGTTGCTAAAGGACTTGCTGTATAACTACCTGAAATCTGTGAACAATGTGATTCTCTAAAACCACCAGCTCCACCACCCCCAGCAGCACAAGAAGAACCACCTCCTGCTCCGCCAGCGACAACTATATAATCAACTTTGTCTCTAGCAGCAGAACAAGTTAAACTATTTACTGTAAAAGTTCCAGGGCCTGTAAATGTATGAATTTTATAATTACCACAAGGAGAATTTGTTTCTGTACCACCCGATGCTGAAATAAAAGTGTTCGTAACATCTGCATCAGACCCATCATTAAAAGCTTGCCAACCTTCTGTTCCATCTATGAAAATAAAAGTTGCACCAGCATTTGCTTTAGCAAGTGTATAATTAGATGCCGCTCCTCTTATATTAGAGCTGTTTCTTCCAACTGTAATAGCATTAGTTCCAGCTGTTCCTGTATAATCTTTTACAGCCATAATATCTCCAGCACTTGGTGATGCTGGAAGATTAACTGTTATTGCTCCCGATGTTGTATTTATAAAATATCCATTACCACTCACACCTGTAAATCCTGCTGTCTTTGCAGTAGTATCCCAATTTACAGCACCACTTCTTCCAAAACCTGTCTGACTTGCTCCGCTTGCAAGTGATACTGTATCACCAGAAGCACCCAAAGTTATTGTAGTTCCTGATTGAGAAATTATACTTCCGCCATCAGTTGCTTTTAATGCATTTGATTTTAAATCTCCATTAACTGTTACTGGAACTCCTGCTGTTACCGATACTGAATCTCCAGAATCTCCAACAGTTACTGTACCACAATTTGTTCTTGGACTAATTTTATTTACTTTTACTTCACTCATAATTATTGATATTTATATCTTATTATTACTACACCAGAACCACCATTTCCGCCACCTGCATTACCAGCTCCTCCGCCAGCTCCTCCACCACCGCCGCCTTTGTTAGCATCACCATTTTGTCCCGTTGAACAAGACCCCCCTGGACTTCCAGCTCCTCCACCACCGTTTCCACCGCCACCGCCTGGACCTGTGGTTCCACCACCACCGCCACCAGCATAAGGCGTTGAACTTCCTGGAATTGAACTAGTTGTTCCAGCACCTCCATTTCCTCCTGGACCATTACTACCTGTTGCAGTTGCTCCACCACCGCCACCACCACCTGATGGATGAGAAGTTCCCCCAGAATTTCCTTGAGGAGGACTTACGGGAGGAGTATTTCCTCCACCATTATTAGAACCTGCATTTCCACTAGCTCCAGCTCCACCTCCAGATCCACCATCATCACCATCTTGTCCTTCGTTAGCTCCACCGCCACCGCCACCAGCAGAAGTTACTGTTGAAAAAACTGAATTATTACCAACTTCACCTGCTCCTCCAGTTCCACCACCACCTACTGTAATTGGATATGCTTGAGCGGTAACTGTTACTGATGTTCCACCAGGATTACCATTTTTAGGTGAAGCAGTATAAGAATCTACTGGGCTTTTAAATTCTCTATAACCACCAGCACCACCTCCTCCACCACCATTTCTTGCAGGACCATTTTGACTATTTCCACCAGCTCCTCCTCCAGCAACTACTGTATAAGAAACTGTATTGTCTGCTGCTGTAGAAGAAATTTTACAAACTGTAAATGTTCCTGGACCTGTAAATGTATGAATTTTAAAATTACCACAAGTTGTTATTGTTCCACCTGATGCAACTAAATTAGGATTACCTACAATATTAGATGTTGAATCTTGAACGTTTTTCCACCCTTCAGTATCATCAACATAAACAAAAGTTACAGATTGACCTTCTGTAGTTAAAGTTATGTCTGCATTTACTCCACCAATTTTTTGTGAACCATTTGGTGAAATTGTTAAACCATTTGTTTGAAATGTATTTGTGTAATCAACAACAGAAACAATATTACCTGCTGTTCCTGCTGGTAAATTCATAGTGAACGCTCCACCTGATGTATTAGCAAAATAACCTTCGCCATTTGCAGCTGTAAACGTGGCTGTTTTAATACTTCCTGTTTGCCAGTCTACTGTTCCTGTACGACCAAAACCTGATTGAGATGCACCTGATGCAAGAGTAACGGTATCGCCACTTGCACCTAAAGTTATTGTTGTACCTGATTGACTTGCAATGTTTCCACCATCAGATGCTTGATACGCATTTGATTTTACAATGTTTCCTGCAACTGCAACTGTATCACCAGCTGCACCAACTGTAATTACATCACCACTTTCGTTGATAATATTATTATCGTCTTGGTCTGAAATATTGTCTACTTTTATTTTACTTGTCATAATTAATTTTGAAATTTATACCTTATTATTACTATACCAGAGCCGCCAGTATTTCCACCAACGGCGCCTCCACCACCGCCAGTATTAGCTACTCCATTTGCACCACAAGCTACAGGACTTGGTGAGTTATTTCCACTACCTCCAGCTCCACCACCACCAGCGCCACCTGTAGAAGTTGTAGAACCACCTAGATCTGATCTTCCACTTCCACCACCGCCTCCACCTGCAAAATATCTTCCTGGAGCAGGTCCTGGAGTTCCATTTCCTGGACTTGGGTTAATAAAAGTTGGTGCACCATTACCACCACCTCCGGCTCCTCCAGGTAATCCATCATTACCTGCATCAATAGCTCCACCGCCACCACCACCACCTTCAGGTGCAAGGTCTTTACCTGCTCCACCATTTTGTCCTTGAGGTGGACTAACTGGAGGTGTATTTCCTGAGCCTCCGGCACGAGTTTGATCTCCACCTCCACCTCCACCAGATCCTCCATTAGTTCCGATTGTTACATAAGCACCACCAGTTCCACCACCCGTTGATGTTATTGTTGAAAAACTTGAATTTGATCCATTTGAACTAGCACTACCTCCAGCACCGACCGTAATTGGAAAACCTGTTGCTGTAACTGATAAACCAGTTGTTACTAAAGGACTAGCTGTATAAGAATCTGAAGAAGCTTTACCTTCTCTAAAACCACCAGCTCCACCACCACCTGCCCATTGACATCTAGCAGCATTACTAGTTCCTGCACCACCTGCTACTACCATATAAGAAACTGAATTTGATCCTGCTGAATTACCTACTGAACAAACTGTAAATGTTCCTGGGCTGTTAAATGTGTGTATCTTAAAATCTGAACAAGTTGTAATAGTTCCGCCAGTTGCTGTTATATAAGTAGGAACAAGACCTGTTTCAGTATCTTCTGCATTTTGAACATTAATCCAACCTTCAGTGCCATCTACATAAACTAATGTTAAAGCTTGACCATTAACACTTAATAATAAATCATCAGCTACTCCACCAATTTTTTCTGAACCGTTTGGTGAAATAGTTAAATTGTTTGAATTAAAAGTTCTTGTGTAATCTGAAATAGCTACTATTGCACCTGCTGATCCTGCGGGTAAGTTTACTGTAAATGCTCCACCAGAAGTGTTACAAAAATAACCTTCACCACTTGCTGCAGTGAATGTAGCTGTTTTTATAGATCCAGTTTGCCAATCAACAGAACCTGCACGTCCAAAACCTGATTGGGATGCTCCACTAGCTAGTGAAATTGTATCACCTGAAGCTCCAAGTGTAATTGTTGTACCACTTTGACTTACAATGTTTCCACCATCAGATGCTTGAACAGCATTTGTTTTTACAACATTACCTGGAACAGCAACTGATTTACATGCGGATCCTACAGTAATTGTATTACCTGATTGTGCATCTATTTCATTTACTTCAATCTTACTCATTAAATAATTACCAATGTTCCTGTTGTTGTAATTGTTCCTGTAACTGTAACTGGGCCTGCTAATACACCTGAGTCCATTGTTTGAACTTCATCTAATGTAGATGCATGAGTTACAACATAACCTGTAGCTTCCATTACAGGCGACATTGCTTTCTTTGCAGGAATAGTACAAAAGACTTCTTTCTCTCCTGAACCAAAATCTATTTTAGCTGTGGTACCTAAGTTATTACTTATCACTTCAGTTCTTGCTAGAGTATCTGGAGAGGCATCGGTTACTGTACCAATACCAACTTCA